CAAGGCAATGAGGTGTTGGCTGCTTACGGTCGTTTGTTTGTCACGGGATTGAGTTCCGCGCCTTCTACTATTTACTGGTCTGATCTACTGCAAGGTCATAAATATTCTGGTGGTTCTAGTGGCAACATTGATATCTCAACTGTTTGGCCTGATGGCTACGATGAGATTGTTGCGTTAGCCGCGCATAACAACGCCCTTATTATTTTTGGTCAGCACAGCATTGTTGTTTATTCAGGTGCTACAGCTCCTGCCAGTATGACCTTAGAAGATACCGTTGCGGGTATTGGTTGTGTTGATCGAGACACAGTGCAATACACGGGTACTGACGTGTTGTTTTTGTCACATACAGGACTAAAAAGTTTTGGTCGTACCATTCAAGAAAAGTCACTGCCAATCAGCAGTCTGTCTAACAACATTACAAAAGACATCATCGCTACTTTGCAAAATGAAACGCAGTTTTTCCGGTCAGCATACAGCCCTGAAGAAGGTTTCTATCTACTGACATTTGTAGGTCAGGACATAACGTATTGTTTTGATGTTCGCGGCACGTTAGAGAATGGTTCGTATCGCACAACTCGATGGCCGTCTACTGGGTTTACTGCTTACGCTCGACTCGAAAACGGTGATTTGCAAATCGGTACATCCAACGGCATCAGTAAGTACGAAGGCTTTCAAGACAACAACCTTGGCTACCGATTCCGTTATTACAGCCCAAGCTTGACGTTTGGCGATAGCTCACGAATCAAGATTCTTAAAAAACTTAAGCCTACATTGGTAGGTGCAAACAACTCTGTGGTTTTTATGAAGTGGGCGTATGACTTTGATACGACATACGCGACATCAGAATTTACCGTAGGCACACAGCTTACGGGATCTTTTGGTGAAAGCGAGTACACCACCGTTGAGTTTACCGGCGGACAACTTACTAACCAGCGCAGTATTAATACAACAGGATATGGCACCAGTGTTCAGGTAGGTCTGGAATCAGAAATTGACGGATCACCCTTATCACTACAAGAAATTAACGTAATGGCTTTAATAGGTAAACTGTTATGAATGAAGATATGGACATTGGGTTACCCCCAGGGATGATGGGGATACTTAGCTCTGGGATTGGCGCTCCCCAGCTAGGACAAACGGGATTCTCATCAGAAAGCATTGACGACCTTATTAATGCTGTTGCTGGAGGTGGGGGTGGTATCTTCCAGAACATACTGGGTGGTCTTGGTCAGATAGGATCTGCTGTATCACCAGCACTTCCTGCTATCGCGGGAACCCTGCTTACTGGAGAGGCATACGATCGACTAAGCGACGTTGGTCGTGAAGCTCAACGTGAGGCTTTGGCACTTGCAGAGCGCGGTCGGGCAGAATCACAATTTCGACCATTTACTGTTACTACCTCAACAGGTGGTCAATTTGATACTCGCGTAACTCCTACTGGCAGAGTAGAAACCACAATGATGACTTCGCCTGAAGAGCAAGCTTTGCAACGCCAGCTGTTTGGTGGTGCGGGTGACTTTTTTGGTCAGGCACAAACGCCTACTGCTACCCGCGAACAACAAATTTTTGATCGGATGCGAGCTGCACAACGACCTGATGAGGAGCGTCAACGTCTTGCACTAGAAGAGCGACTACTATCACAAGGTCGGCTAGGAACATCGTCAGCAACCTATGGCGGCGGTACACCTGAGCAGTTAGCGTTAGCGACAGCGCAAGAAGAAGCCCGTAATCGCGCTATGTTAACTGCGATGCAACAAGCACAAGCAGAGCAAGCGCAACAAGCGGCTTTAGGTCAACAGTTATTAGGTGCTAGTTTCTTGCCACAAGCCCAGTTGCTTGCCGCTACACAGCCAGCACTTCGTACCGGCGAGCTACAACAACAAGCTCAATTGTTTGGTACGGGACTCTTTGGCGAAACTGCGATGTCGGGTCTTGAGTCTAGGCTATTGGCTGAACAGGCTCGCGCTAATCTACTAGGCGGGATTGGCTCAAACATTCTTGCCGGACTAATGACCCCTCAAGTAACTAGCTCTGGTCAAGTTGTTTCTCCTGGGGGCATAGGCGATTTAGGTGGTTTGTTTGGTGGAGTAACTGAAGGGCTTGGTAATATTATTCGCGGTATTGGCGGACTATTCGACTAACGAGGTTAATCATGGCTACGTTTTCAAGAGAATTTTTAAGATCACTTGCACAACCTTCGTTCCAACAGGGCTTGTTTACTGCGGCTCGCGGTATCGGTATGCGCCCTCAAATGCAGGCTCTTCAACAACAACAGGAGGAGGAGCTAAATAGATTTGACCAACTAAGCAAAACCACTGGCCAGGCTCAAGCGTCTGCTTTGTCTGGTGATCCTAATGCGCTTGCCCTAAACATTAGGCGATTAGAAGAAATTAGAGATGCGGCTCCTACGCTTCAAGAAAAGCAGGCTATTGATTCACGTATTAGTCAGCTACGAAGTATGACTCCTGCCGCAAAACAGGCTGGATTGAAGCGGGATATTACTGCGGTATCTCAGATTGACAATGTGCTTGATGGACTTGATGCGCGAACTGACATATCGGAGCAACAGAAGTCGGAGCTAAGAGAGTCTCTAACGCTACGCAAGAACCAGCTTCTTGAAAACCCAGAAATCGAGCAAGGGTACAGACAGGATCAAGTTAATCAGTTTAGGTTTGAAGAAGCAGAACTTGCCATGCGCGAGCAACAGTACATTCGTGATAACCAAGATCAAATTCAAAGAGCTATTCAGTCTGGTGATAAAGATCAACTTGATGCAGTAAGAGATAAGATACCGCCCGAGTTTGCAACGATTACTAATCAATACATTACAGGTGCAATCAGAAACAACGAGACCGTTAATAAATTTAACGAAAGGTCTATAGCTCTTAACACAGCGCCAATGTCAGAAGCAGAGCTAGACAAGATACTTGCCGAGCTTCCAGAGGGTGCGGAAGAGGCAATGGCTCCTGAGATAAGAGAATACAGAGAAGCTATCAAAGGCTGGAGTGATAAGACCCAATGGTCTGGCAACACAAATGCTTTGAATAGGGCAAGAAAAGCCGAGGCTGCAATTCGCTCAAGAATGTCTGGCATTGCAAACTCACTATGGGCTTCGGAGCTTTCTCAAAAAAACAGGATTGCTGCAGAAAATAGAGCGGTAGTTAGAGCCGCAGAGCTAGAAATGGCTAAAGGCCCAACAGACGCTGATAGACTAAGAAGAGCAAAGCTTATAACAAAAGAAAAGGATGGAAAGCCAACGCTTCAAGATATTGCTTTGGCTAATCAGCAGTTAACAGCAGAAAATATAGATCGTCAGTTGTCGATAATTTATGACGTAGATCCAGAGCGGGCTACGGCTCTTGGTTATGATGTAGACGATGACTCGCCAGAGGGCGCTGTAAGTCTTGATGAGGCAAAGAAAATCCTTAGTGATGACCCATCTGACGAAAACAAGCAAATTTTTATAGATATCTATGGTGCTGAAAAATTTGAAGAGTGGCAAAAAGAATCTGGTGATGATGCTAAAGCCTCACTTTCTGGAGAGAGGCGAAAATCAAGAAGAGGAAATGCAACCCAATTAGGATTTAGAGACTTATTTCCTGGTCAAGAAAGCACTGGCGGTCAAATGTCAAGAAGAAGATCAATGTTAAGCGGTGAATAAATGGCAAACCCATTCTTAAAAAAACCGGTTGCGGAATCAAATCCTTTTGTTAGGTCTTCAAGGCCCTCCAACCCATTTCTTTTGGAGCCTGAACCTGAATACAGTGCTGTTCGCTCTGGTGCCGTTGACTTCTTAGAGTCTGCTTTGGGTGTAGGCGACGAGCTAGATGCCGCTATTCGCGTTCTTTCCGGTGAGGCTGACAATTACAGCCAAGGCATACAACAGTCCCGTGCAGAGCTAGACGCTTTTGAAAGGGCAAATCCTGGGGCATCTACACTAATTACAGCAGTTGGCTTTGGCGCTGGTCTATTCGTGCCTGGTGCCGGTCTTGCCAAGATCGCACAGACAGGCAGTAAGTTAGATAGGGCTTTCAAAGTGGCTACCCTTGGTGCCGCTGAAGGTGCCGCGTATGGATTTCTTAGCGGTAGAGATGAAGGTCGTTTAGAAGGTGCCGCACTGGGGGCTGGACTCGGTGCTGGTCTTGGCGCTGGAGCCTCTTTGTTAACTCGTAACGCTGATGAGATTGCTGCCGCAACCAAACAAGCAAAACGTCAACGTGTAGGTGAAGAGGGTGGATTCATTGGTGGTGAAGAAGGCTTTGCGAATGTAGGCCGCGCAGGAAGAGGTGGCTCTGCCTTTGATGCCAGCTTACAAAAGCGAACAAACACTACCATCCTTGATGGTGATGGCATTGAAGACAACATGGGTAAAGCCTCAAGGACGATAGGCAATATCCTGCTAGGAACCAAAGAGTGGACAGCCAAAAACGTAGGCGCTAGAGCCGCTCGTCTTATCGAAGACTCTGAGATTATGGTTCGCCATGAGCTTAACGAGATCGACAATATATACAACGATACGTTTGCTGGTGCGGCCAAGGTATTTGATGACAATCCATCACTAAAGAAGATGCTCCTTCAGATAAACAGGAGCCTTGACGATAAGGCTGTTTCTTGGGATCAGGCAACGGCGGTAGCAAGAACTGCCGAAGAGAAACAAGCCGTTCAGTTGATGCGAGACCAAGTAAAGGTTCTTCAGGACTTAGATATTGTTAAGTTTCCTGACGGCGACTACATGCCAACGATTGTTACAGGCAAGGATAAAAAATCTTTTGGTGTTAACGACTACGCAAACCCTGTCGAAGCGCTCAAGCAATATGCAAAAGATGTTGCAATGGCAAGGGCGGTTGCCAAGCGATTTGACATTGACTTAAATAAGTTAGACATCAAAGAAGATTTGGGCAGTCCCAAAAGTCGAATCGACATTATTTTTAAAAAGATTGATGATGCCGCAAAAAAAGAGCTAGGCAAGGCAGGCAATGCTGAAGCTATTCGCAGTAACCTACAGGATGCTCTCCGATCCACACTGATAACTTCTAAGATGGGTGGCGATGCGGTCGGTGCTGTATCAAGAAGAGCGGTATCTACTGCGTTACTGGCTAATCCTATGAACGCCGTGCTGAACATCGTAGAAGGTATAACGGCCCCAGTTTTTCAGAATGGCATCAAGGCTTGGGCGCAGACAGTGCCACGCGGGATCATCGAAACTTTTCCAACCCTTTCTAAAATAACAGGTGTAAGTCCTGAGAAGTGGGTATCAAACGAACAACTTGGCCTTGGTCAAAACTTTTATGGTGAGGTGGCTAACACGATTAGCAAGGAAACCATAAAGAACGCTGAAGTAATCAACTATATCAAGGCACCACAACTTTTAGGTCGTGGCGTAGATATCCTTGGTAAGACCCTGTATCGCGTCTCAGGTGTAGAGAAAGTAAACCGTATGGGCCAAGAGATGCTGTCTAACTCTGCCGTTCAAAGAGCAGTAAACCTAGCGAAGAAAGGTGATGAAAAGTCTATTGAAAAGCTGAAGCGACACGATGGAATGAAAGGGCTATCGCAATCTGAGTTTGATAGCACAGTCAGCGCATTGCAGAAGATGAAGCAAGGCGGCTCACTAGATAAAAATGAGCTTGGCTATGTCCTGAACTTTGCTGGTGCCGCTATGAACAAATGGCAGCCAATTAGTGCCAGTGCAATGCCTCGCGCCTACAATGACAATCCAAACGCTCGAATGATGTACAGCATGTTGTCGTACATGAATCGACAGATGAACAACATTCGAACTGAGGTTGGCTTGAACCTAGCTACCGTTGCAGAGAAGGGTATCAATACTAAAGAGGGTGCGGATGCCGCAAAAACTGCGATGATTCAGACAGGTAAGTATGTAGCACTGTTCGGGGTTGTAGCCGGTGTCTGGGATGATGCTCGTAAAACATTGGATCTCAGCAAGAACAGAGATATTGCGGAGGTTCTTACACCAGAAGGTATTGCTTCAGGGACAATGAATCAACTCGCTTCAAATATAAGTAGTGGTGCTATCAACATAAGAGCGCAAGAGTATGGCGGTCAGACTGTCAGTATTAATCCTGCTCCGTTACAAGCAGTTAGTCGAACAGGCACTGGCCTGTTAACAGCAGGAGAAAGAGTTTTATCTGGAGAAGAAGATCCGATAGAACCATTGCTTCGCACTGCTCAAACATACGCTCCTGGCTTGGCTAACATCGACAGAATCCTTCGCATGACTACCGGCGAACGACTGTTAACTGACGACTAGTCCCAACTAACAAACTCTAACCACCCTGCTACCCCTGAAGCTCGTTCGTTCTCCA